GGCACGGTGACGGAGATGCGGGGATAACCGGCGGCGCTCTTCAGGCAGGAGGCCAGCAGCCCGGACAGCAGTGCGCCCAGAAATGCTGCAACAGCGGGCGGAAAGCCCGCAAGGCTCACCAGCTCCAGCCGGAACGTGTTCGTTACCGCACCGATAAGGGCGGCGCAGACTGCCAGGTTCCGGGGACTGTTGAACATGAGCGAAAAGCCGAACACACCGCCAAAACTTGCCAGCAGCCGGAACACGATCTCTTCCGGGAGTGTCAGGCTCAGGGCAGGGAACTGCACCGGCTGCAAATGCAGCAGCAGTGCCATGATCCAAGCCGTCATGGTTGCCACCAGAATGATGAGGACGGCGTAGGCCAGACGTTCCAGCCCGGAGCGCATATCCAGCTTGGCAAGGTCGATGCCGCTGGTAATGAACGGAAAGCCCGGAATGATGAAGAGCATGGAGCAGATATCCCCCGCCTCGTGCTGCGCCGATACGGCAAACAGCACCTCTGCCAGCTTCAGCAGGATGGCATACACGAGGCTTGCTGAACAGACCGACGCCGTAATGCCCAGAAACAGGGTGAAATGGTGCTTTGTCAGCTTGCACCGTACAAAGTTGCCGATGCCTGCACCGCAGAAGGCACACAGCATTTCCACAATGCCGCCGCCCAGCAGAAAGGTGAAGCAGCTGCAGGCCAGTGCAGCTGCAAAGCCCAGTGCGATGGGCGAATACAAGCCGTGGATGCGCTCAATCTCATCGAGGTGGCTGTGCAGTTCTTCGCCGGTCATAAATTTTCCTTCCCGGTCGAAGTCGTTGACGAAATGCTCCAGTCGGTTCAGCCGGGAGGTATTCACGCCCGTATTTGTCAGACAGAGTGACTGGGTATAACACTGGTCACCGTCAAAGCAGGTGAACTCAATGGACAACAGGCCGATGTCCGCTGTTGTTGTGACTCCCAGCTCCCGCGAAAGGGTGTTCATGGAGCTTCGGACACGCCATGCGCCGGTGCCGCATTCCAGCAGCATCAGCCCGGTGCGTCCAATGACGGAGGCTTTTTCCACAAGCCCCGCCTCGGTAATGGGGACGCCCTTGCTGGCCGACGCATAGTCGTGCCAGTAGACTTCCATGTGATTTTTGATGATCTCACTTTGCCGTTGTCCCATACCGGAACGCCTCCTTTGTGATATGGGAATGTTGCAGCCGTTTCAAGACTGCGGTGCTATTATAAGGGAAATTGCAGGGCGGGTAAAACGTATCTTGGATATGCCGGCAATGTTCGTTTGGTATTTCAAAGAAGAAAATACGTTGCGTTTTTGGCGGCTCTGCGGTAGGATAGAAAAAACACGCCGAAAGGAAACTGCCGTGACCGCCACCAACTCAGCCAACAGTGCCGCTTCTTCTGCAAACAATGCCGCAACGAAAGCTAATAAGGCGGCGGGGAACGCTGACACGCAAGCTGACCGGGCAAAGGAACAGGCTGACAACCCGCCCAAAATGGGAGACAATGGAAATTGGTGGAAATGGGATGAAGCTCAGAAAAAGTATGTCGATACAGGTGTGCTCGCAAAAGGCGGCGTGCTGTACCCGACATTCAGCATAGACGATGATGACATGATTCTATACATGGAATTTGAAGATGAAGTAAGCGACAAACTTATCAAGTTTGATGAACAGACGGGAGAACTTTATTTGAATGTTGGATAACTTAAAGTTACACGAATATGACAAAGATACCTTTAGGGAAAGTGGCGTTTACGGACGCAGGTTCTTATAACGCCGGAAAGACTTACAAGCGGTTTGACTTTGTTGACACGGAAGACAGTTCCTATTTGTCGTTACAAGACAATAACAAGGGACACGCCGTCACTGAAACCGCTTGGTGGAAATGCCTCGCACGGGGCACAAAAGCCACAGAAGCCGCAAAAAAAGCCAACGATGCGGCAGCATTGGCAAACGAAAAAGCTATGGCGGCAGATACGGCGGCAGGGCGTGTGAATGCTGCAATAACGCAAGCCAATACCGCTGCCACAAACGCTCAACAACAAGCGTCAGCCGCAGGAGAAGCGGCGGCAGAAGCAACGGAAAGTGTGGCTGAAATGAACGCCGCCCTCGCCCGTTTGGAAGAATTGGAGCAGACAATCACGGCTAAAGACCGTAAACAGCCAACGGGAATGACATTAGAGTTTCCTAAGAAAATAACCAAAGGGAACAAAGACATTCTGAGAGTAACAGCTACCCTATCCCCGGCGGGAACGGGTAACAATGTCCTTTTCTTGGGCGATGACAAAGCGGTTTCCGTTGCCCCTGACGGTTTTCTGACCGTGAACAGTGTCGGCACAAGCAGAATACACGTCATCCCGACAGAAAACACAAGCATTTATCGAACCATTGATATTGAAGTCGTTCCGCAGTCTGTCAGGCTTTGTACAAAATCAACTTTGCGCCTGACCGCAAATGGCAAATTCAGGTTCAATTAAAATAATTTTTCAACAAATAAAACTTTTAAATTATGGCACTATCAACAGATGAAGAAAACAAAGTAAGGGAAATCATTGAAGCGTTCACAAACGGAAAACGATTGAGTGACCTGCCTGACGTTTCAGGCGACAACCCGTTCAAACTGTTATGTGAAGTATTGGAAGACGGGGAAAGCAAGAAAGCGGCTCTCGCAGCCATGTTGCCCTACATGGAAGAAAACTGTATGTACGGCATTGAATATGATGTCACGGTATCATCCCCTGACGTTACCCGTATCGGTAATATGTCACTTCATAAATCCCTACCCGTACACAACCGCATGAAAGGCTGTCTTCTTGATGACAACGGGAACGTGGTTGAATATCTCAACCCATCGGATTGGACGGGTCAGACCCGTGACGGCTCACGTGGGCAAGTCATGGTTGAACTGCCGATGTATTATCGCAAGTTTGAAACAGAGGGTAACAAACGCCGTGTGAAGTTCTCTGAATACCCTCTGCCCGGCTATCATCAAGTGAAGAAGAAATACGTTTCGGCTTATGAGGCTTCCGTACAGCGTTCAACAACCAAACTATGTTCAGTTGTGAATGACGGTGCGGATTACAGGGGCGGTGGCAATCAGTCAGATTGGGACAACACATACCGTTCCGTACTTGGAAGACCCGCAACGTCTATTTCACGTACCAACTTCCGAGCCTACGCCCGGAAAAGAAAGCCGTCAACAAAAGAATGGAACTGTATGACATACGACATTCAGAAAGACATTTATTGGCTGTTTGCCGTTGAATACGCCACACTCAACTCACAAAAGGCGTACAACGCCGCAAAAGACAGCAACGGCTATGCACAAGGCGGTCTCGGAGACGGGGTTACAACACTTGACGGCAGCAAATGGAGTGCGTTCAACGGTTATTATCCTTTTATCCCTTGTGGCTATACGGATGAACTCGGCAACGGAACAGGCGAAAAAGAATATACCATGCCCACTGAATATGACACTTCTTCAAAGAAAGTCAAAGTGTGCCGTTATCGTGGTATCGAAAACCCGTTTGGGAATATTTGGCAGTGGACGGACGGTATCAACATTCAAATACAGTCAGCCGCCGCAGGAGGGTTGAGCAAAGTTTTTGTCACTGATGACCCCGAGAAGTTCAATGACAGCAATTATACGGGTTATTCCCATGTCGGCAATGAAGCCCGCACGGAGGCTTATGTGAAGTCAGTCATTTTCGGAGAGGGAGGCGAAATCATCCCTGATGTTGTCGGGGGCGGTTCTACGACTTATTTCTGTGATTACCACTATACCAACATACCAAGTTCAGGCGAAGTGTTACGTGGTGTCCTGTTCGGCGGTTGCGCGCTTAACGGTGCGGCTGCGGGTCTCGCCTATGCGTACTCGTATAACGCCCCCTCGGCTACGTCTGCGGACGTCGGTTCTCGTCTTTGCTTTATCCCCACGCCAGCGTAACACGCTTTGAGTGATAACCTTTTCCCTGCCTCTTTGTGGGGCAGGGTTCAAATAATAACAGTATAAAACAATGATTGAAGAAATGAACAACATACCAAAAGAAGATGACGGAAGCCTCGCTTTCCTTAATATCCCGAGAGATGAAAACAGCAGGAGTTTCAATTGTGATGAAACGACACAATCAAAACTCGTAAACACCACGTTTTGGGTGGTTGATTTCATTGAAGAAGTTCCTACAAGGTTCAGCAAGGCTAAGGGTGTCAAGGGTCAGACGCTTGTAAAAATCAAGCCATCCAAAGACAGTTTGGAATCAGATGCCAAGAAATTTTTCACGGGTTCATCCGATATTCTTTATGTCTTGAAGAAAATCAAAGAAATGAATAAGTTTCCCCGAAAGGTTACTTTGAGAGGGAACGGAAACAGGTATTATTTTGAATGAGAACACAATGAGATAACAAAATAAAAGGTGGGTCATTCTTGTGGTGTCCTGTTCAGCGGTTACGCGAATAACAGTGCGAATGCAGGTCTCGCCTATGCGAACTCGAATAACACCCCCTCGAATACGAATGCGAACATCGGTTCTCATCTATGCTTTAAAATTGGTTTTGACAATATGAAACAAAATAAAAGAATGACAGCCTTGCCACTTGGCAAAAGATTTCAAGCAAACCTCCTAAAAGTGTTGGTAGGAACGCCTGTTGTATGGGCTACCGAAAACTCTGACTAAGAAAAGCAAAGCAGAAGTATGAAAAGAATAGGAAACTTATATAAGACCATAATATCCGTTGAGAACTTGCGGGAAGCTGACAGAAAGGCTCGCAAGGGTAAAACGCACACATACGGGGTCAGGGTTCACGACAAGAACCGTGAAGCGAATATTCTTGCCTTACATGAAGCCTTGCTGACAAAGACGTTCAAAACCTCTCCTTATGATGTCTTCACGATTTTTGAACCAAAGGAAAGGCTTATTTTCCGTCTTCCGTACTATCCCGACAGAATAGTACATCACGCAATTATGAATGTTCTTGAACCGATATGGGTCAAAACATTCACGCACAATACTTATTCTTGTGTCAAGAAACGTGGTATAGAGGGGTGCGCCCATCAAGTTGACAAGATAATAAAGGAGTTTGAGGGAAAGCCCTTATATTGCCTGAAAATTGACATCAAGAAGTATTATCCCTCAATCAGTCACAATGTGATGAAAAGACTGATACGCCGTAAAATCAAGGACGCTGACCTGTTGTGGCTTCTTGACGAAATCATAGACAGCGCACAAGGTCTTCCAATCGGGAACTATCTCTCACAATATCTCGCAAACCTGTATTTATGCTATTTCATGCATTGGGTAAACGAGTGTTTGCCGGAACTTGTCAGAAAGGCTTTGAACCTGAAAGAAAAGCCATATATCAAAGCGATTGAATACGCTGACGATATACCGTTCTTGGCTGAAAGCAAGGACGTTCTCCATCAGGTTTTCAAGTTCATCAAAGGTTATATAGAGGAAGAACTTGAACTGAATATCAAAAGCAATTATCAAATATTCCCTATCGCAAAGAACCGTTACGACAGAAGCGGGCGTGCGCTTGATTATGTCGGTTATAAGTTTTATCGCAATCAGAAACTTATTAGAAAGAGCATAAAGAAAAATTTCTGCCATACCGTTTCACGGCTTAACCGCCGCAAGCCTCCGCTTGACGCAAAGGCTTACAAACAGGCTGTCGCATCGTGGCTCGGTTGGGCAAAACATAGTGATAGCAAACATTTATTAAAAACAATCATTAAACCGTGTTATTATGATAGCATTTTATGACAAAAAGCCCTCTGCTATTGAGGTAGTAGGTAACGGTTCTTTTATGTACCGTTGGAACATTCAAAAAGTGGTTTCTGAACAAGAAGAACCTAACATTGAGCAATCAGAGAAATGGAAATGCAATGAAGTTATCGATTGGTTTCCGATGACCTCTGAAAAAGTCATCAACGCTGTTATCCGTTCCGAGTATTCTGCTGAACAAGAACTTTCCCTTGTCAATAAATTCAATGCTTATCAGCAGGGATTGGATGTCGCTTCTGATATTGTCGCAGAATATACCAGCTATTTGTCCTTTGTTGCAGAAGTAAAAAGAACTGTGAGAAAGGATTTGGGAGAAGAAATACCGATAATTAAAGAGGCTACTCCGGCTCCAAGGTTGTATGACCTTATCAATGTTATGGCGTTGACCGTGAACACGCTTCAAATTTCAGATGAAGATGCGCTCCGTGTCAAGTCTGTCTATCCGCTGTGGAATAGCTTCATCGGTAAAACTGTAACAAAAGACATGAAGCTGCAATACAACAACAAGTTGTGGAAAGTTCTTCAAGAACACTCGGTTCAAGAGCACTTCAAACCCGGTGCAGGAACTGAAAGCCTATACACGGAAATTGTCGAAAGCGCATCAGGAACACTTGAAGACCCTATCTCGTACAACAATAATATGGAGCTTGAAAACGGCAAGTTTTATGTTCAGAACGGAATAATTTACAAATGTACACGTAACACCGAAATCCCTGTCTATAACCCGTTGGCAGATTTAGTCGGGATTTATGTTGAAAAGGTTGTATAACATCAAAAATTGGCAGGGGATATGTCATTGAATTGACACCCCTACCGTTTAACCTCAAATAAAGCCCGTAGAACGCTCAAAAAGTGATTACAATATAATCATATCATTTTGAAAAGAAAATTCAACCACGGGGAAATTCGGAAAAATAACTCAAAGTTTAGAAATATGATAATTTACAATAATGCCGGGAACAAGGTTCTTGAAATCGAGGTCGATGATAGCAGTTACCGTTACAGGGTGATTATGGGAGACCACAGTTTGACGCTGTATTATTCGCTCCCTGAACACCTTGAAATTCCAGTAGGTTCTTACTGCGAGTTTCAAGGTGAGACGTTCACGCTCAAACGCCCGGAGAATTTCAAGATGAAACATAAAAGACTGTTTGAATACACGGTGCTTTTTGACCCGCCCGAAGCAAACGCAAAAGTTTGGAAATTCAGAAACCCGGTTGACGGACGTTTGAAATTTTCGTTGACTGCAAAGCCGCATGAACATCTTCAAATGTTTGTTGACAATATGAACCGCCGTGACAAAGGATGGACGGTTGGCGAATGTATTGACGGTGTTGAAACCCTGATTGCCTATGACCATGATTTTTGTATTGACGCTCTAACCCGCATGGCTTCAACGTTTAAGACAGAATACGAGTTTACGGGAAAACGTGTGTCATTACGTAAGATTGAATACAACAAAAGTAACCCCCTCCCGCTGTCTTATGGATGTGGCAACGGGTTCAAGCCGGGTGTCGGACGTTCAAATACGGGAGACAACCCGCCAACGGAAATTTTGTTCGTTCAAGGCGGTACGGACAATATAGACCCGTCAAAATACGGTTCTTCCGAGCTTCTTCTTCCCAAGAACCAAACACTCGCTTATGACGGCGAACATTTTGAAGATGAAGACGGCTTCATAGCCAAGAACGCCCGCCGTTATGTCGTTGATGAAGCAGGGCTTTCAATACGCCGTGATGACAAACAACTGTCATCACTCGCCGAAGATAGTCTTGACTGTTCTGAGATTTACCCGAAACGTGTCGGTACGGTCAACACGGTTGTAGTTGTTGATGAGAAAAACAACTTTTATGACATTGTTGACACGTCAATCCCATCTTCACTGAATTATGAAGAATGCTTGATAGAGGGGGAAACTATGACCGTTGTTTTTCAGACGGGTATGCTTGCCGGACGGGAGTTTGAGGTTAAATATTACCATAATGCCGTTAAAGGAAAGGCGGCACGCCGTTTTGAGATTGTTCCCGCAGACATAGACGGGCAAACTATGCCAAATACCACATTCGCCCCTAAATCGGGCGATAAGTATGCCGTATTCAAATGTATGCTTCCCACTGCTTACATTTGTGATAATGCCACGAAAACAGGCGCATCATGGGATATGTTCCGGGCGGCTGTAAAATGCTTGTTTGATAATGAAGACCTGAAATTCACTTTTACGGGAGAACTTGACGGGATATGGTCGAAAAAAGATTGGGTAAACATCGGGGGGCGCATCAAACTCGGGGGATATATCCGTTTCTCTGACGATCAGTTTCAGAAAGACGGCGTTCTCGTGCGTATAACGGGTATAAAAGATTATATCAATAAACCGCACAGCCCCGTGATTGAACTTTCAAACACAACGGTAAGCGGCAGTGTTTCATCAACATTGAATGACCTGAAAAGTGAGGAAGTCATCGTTGATGACCTACATCGTGACGCTATTCAATTCACTAAAAGACGGTTTAGGGACGCAAAGGAAACAATCAGCATGTTGGAAGAAGCATTGCTCGACAATTTCACGAACTCAATCAACCCGATTGCCGTTCAAACGATGTCAATGCTTGTAGGCGATGAAAGTCTTCAATTCCGTTTTGTGAACTCAAAGACAAACCCCGTCCCGGTTACGCACAGAATTGTCTATGACAATGAGACGAAACAACTGACAGCGGCAGCGGGTATCATACAACACATGACCCTCGGTATCAATACGGTCAGTGCATCGCACAAGGTTTCGGAATATAAATTTTGGGATATGACAGCCTACACAAGCGCAGTGCTTGATGACGGTAAGAAGAAGTATTATTTGTATGCAAAAGTCTCAAAGACGGCACAAACAGGTGTTTTCACCCTGTCTGAAAATGCAATCAAATTAGAGGGTGTTTCAGGCTTCTATCATCTTCTTGTCGGTGTCCTGAACTCTGAATATAATGAAGAACGGAGTTTTGTCACTCTGTACGGTTTTACAGAAATCCTTCCGGGACGTATCACGACAGACAGGATTGTTTCCACAGACGGGAACACTTATTTTGATTTATTGAAAGGTATCATATCCGGGCAAATAAAGTTCAAATCAGGTTCATCGGGCTTATATGAACTTGATGAATGGGAAGCCGTGAACGGTTTGATAACTCAGGCTCAGAACACCGCCAACGCCGCCGTTGAGAGCGCAAAGAACGCCAATACCGCCATTGGAGATTTAAACGACTATGTGGACGGTGCGTTCGCTGACGGCATTATTACGGAAGCGGAAGCGAAAGCGATTGAGAAGTACATCAACACAGTGAACAACACGAAAGCCGCCGTGGAAGCTGCGTATAACAAACTGTACACAAACGCCTATCTTACGGGAACGGCAAAAACCGGGCTTCTGAATGCCAAGGTTACGCTTATGGGCAGTATTGAAAACCTTATCAGCGCAATCAATTCCGCTATCGCCGATGGTAGAACCACTGTAACCGAAAAAAACAATGTTGATAACAAATATGCCACTTTCAACAGTGCGTATGCCGACTTTAACACAGCCGTAGAAGCCGCCAATAAAGCTATTCAAGACACGCTGAAAGGGTATTCAGATTCGGTTCTCAACACCGCCAGCGCCGCCGTTGAGAGCGCAAAGAACGCCATAGCGAAAGACTTGGGATATACAAATTTCGCTGACTTGGAAAAGAAAGCCGCCGCTAATGAAACCATCATTGTAGGAGGTAAAATCAACACGACATTGATTAATGCTGAGCTTGTTGTCACGGCGGCTTTGCTTGCCAAATTGGTCAAAGTGACCGAACTTGTTGCGGAACACCTGACTGTTACCGGGAATTCAAAGATAGCCGGGTTCAGCGTCAGCGGAAACGGGCTTACAAATACCCCGTTTAACAATGATGCGTATGTGATATTCCGTAATGACGCACATAAATGTTTTGTGGGTATCGGAGGAAACGTGCTGCCGACATCATCAGGATTGAGATCCGTAGCAAGATTTGAGAATGAGGACACGTCCGATTGGTGGGGATTAAAGAGGAACATAGCCACTTTGTTCTCCGCAAAAAACGGGCGTTATAACCATGCTTTTTTAGGAAGCGGAAACGGGAATTTGGACGGTTGGATAGGAGGTTACAGATACAGTAAATATAATCTGACAAGAGCCAATACTATTTATAGTGGTTACTCAAATCTTAAAGACAATAACCGATGGGTAATTTATAGCAGCGCAGATAATTCAGGCATCACTCTGCCAAAACTTTCAGAGGTAAGGGACGCTCTTAGTATAGGAAGCAGCACTAAGTTCTGTGTGGAATTCACAATTATCGCAGACCTTGATTCAAGGGATTTTGATATATACGGAAGAAACAGCAAGAAAAGTAGTGATAACACCTATCCGTGGAACACGTCTGAATATCCCAATCTGGTACATTGGGACAACGATCATTGGGATAGTTTGGCAATGGGAGCAGGTGACAGTCTCACGGTGTTACTTATATATGATTCAAGTAAAGGTGGCAGCAAAGGCGGTTATCCCCTGACCTATACAGCGCGAGTAATCAATAGACAGAATTAAAAGAGATTACAATTAAACAGTTTAGAAGTGAGTATATTATAATCAGTTTATATATATTTGCAAATAAAAATCAAAGACTTATGGAATATTTACCAGCTATTATCAGCGCAATAGGCACAATCATCGCTGCATGGTTTGCTTATAATCAGTACACGAAAAACAAGCTCACGGACTTAAAAATTGAGAAGTTCAGAAAGGATGAAGAAATCAAAAGCATTCGCCGAGCCGATAATTCTTCTATCGTTTACGGGGAATTATGGAACATTCTTCACGAACTTGACGCTGACAGAGTTTATATTGTTCAGCCCCACCCGTTGGGCAATGAAAGTCTGTTATCAATCTATTATGAAGTAAAGCGTAAAGGTGTTGAGCCAATGAAACCACATGTACAAAATCTTCGTATCGCAGACGTGGCTAAATTCAGTTCTGATATGGTTAAAAACCTGTTTATGTATATCACGGATATAGACACACAGGTTCAAGACAAATACGCAAAATCAATCCTATCAAGTTACGGATGCGAGGCGGCTGTGGTAAAGCGTTTAAATGATAACAAGCATGATTGGGTCGGTTCTATTTTCTGTGAGTTTACACGCCCGATTCATGTATCAGAAGATGAAGCGAAAGAGATTATGCACCGATGTGCGATGAATATTCAATACCTATTACCCGAATATAAATAAAAACGAGTATGAAAATTCTAATTGACAACGGTCACGGGGTTGACACGGCGGGCAAGCGTTCCCCTGACGGCTCTTTGAGAGAGTACAAATACGCAAGAGAAATCGCCGAAAAAGTTGTATCAGAGTTGAAGAAACGAGGCTTTGACGCTGAACGTATCGTCAAAGAAGAAAACGACATCAGCCTATCCGAACGGTGTCGGCGTGTAAATTCCATTTGTGACAGAATAGGAACGAAGAACGTCATTCTCGTTTCTATTCATTGTAATGCAGCGGGAAACGGTTCTCAATGGATGAACGCACGTGGATGGGAAGCGTGGACTTCTGTCGGTCAGACAGCCGCCGATAAAATGGCAGACTGTCTGTATAAAGCGGCAGAGGAAACAGACTTCAAAATTAGAAAGGACACAACGGACGGAGACCCCGACAAAGAGGGGCATTTGTATATCTTGAAACACACAAAATGCCCCGCCGTTCTGACTGAGAACCTTTTTCAAGACAATAAAGAAGACGTGGCGTTTCTTCTGTCAGAAGCGGGAAAAGAAACGATTGTCTGTCTTCATGTCAAAGGTATTATCAACTACTTAAAGACAATCTGAAAAATGAAACATCTTCCCCTGCTCTTACTATTGACATTCATTATAGGCGGCTGCGCTTCAAGCCGCCGTCTTTCTGAAAACGTTCATCAACAAGACAGCGTGGACGTTAGGGTTGAAACCCGTATTGAATACGTACCCGATACTGTCTTTATTGAAATACCGGCACAAACGTCAGAACGTGAAACAGCCGATAGTACATCGCATCTTGAAAACGATTACGCAACGTCTGACGCACGGATAAACCCTGACGGAACTTTATACCATAACTTGAAGACTAAGCCGCAGAAAAAGCCAGTAGAGTTTGAAAAGCCCGTTGAACGCAAAGACAGCGTTATTTATAAGACAAAGACCGTGACAGAGACGAAAATCGAAAAAGTTCCCCGTGACCTTACTTGGTGGCAGAAAACACAGATTTACGGCTTTTGGGTCATCCTTTTCATTCTTGTGATTGTTTATAGGAAAAAGATTTTATCCCTTGTAAAATGGCTTATCTGATTATCTTATAAAGAAATAAAATCGGAAATTATATCGGAATTTTGGCAATTATCGCTATCTTTGAACCGACATATTTGAAAAGTATAGCGTTTGCTATTGTTTTGAGGTAAGAAAATCGCCAAAATTTCTAAGTAACTCAAAAGCAATGGTGAATGCCCACGTCATATACGTGGGCATTTCCTTTGTAGAGTTACTGGGCGTTTGGCGATGCCTCTTACCGACAAGGAATGCCCACGTTTTTTGTGTGTATCTGTGAACAACGGCAATCACTATAAAGAGAACCCGTTAAATAACAGATATATGGATTTCAAAGATTCAATTAAACAAATCTCGGAGCGCATTGATACCCTCAAAGCCAATCTTCCGACAGAAGAAGCGACAAAGACGGCTTTGATTATGCCTTTTATAAACGCATTGGGTTATGATGTCTTCAACCCTTTGGAGGTGTTGCCTGAAATGTGTTGTGACATCGGCACAAAGAAAGGCGAGAAAATCGACTATGCCATAATGAGAGACGGCGAGCCGATAATACTTATAGAGTGCAAGCATTGGGAGCAAGACCTAAACCTGCATGACAATCAACTGTTGCGTTACTTCAACGTCTCAAAGGCTAAATTCGGTGTCCTGACAAACGGTATAACATATAGGTTCTACACAGACCTTTCAGAACCTAATATCATGGATGAAAAGCCGTTTTTGGAAATCAATATGCTTGACCTGAAAGACACGCAAATAGAAGAATTGAAGAAGTTCCACAAATCGTATTTTGATATTGATATGATTTTGAGTTCAGCGAGCGAACTCAAATATATGGGAGAACTGAGAACCGTCATCGGGAAAGAGTTCACGACCCCCTCCCCTGATTTTGTACGGTTTTTCGGAAAACAAGTGTATGATGGGGTATTTACCCCTAAAGTGCTTGAACAGTTTTCAACGCTTGTAAAGCGCACAATCAACAACTATGTTAGCGATATAATATCAGACCGATTGAAAGCCGCCATAAAAGACGAAGAACAGCCTACAGAACAGAACATCACATCAGTTCAACAGCCGATAGACGAAGAACAACCCGACAACGGTATTGTAACCACAGCGGAAGAACTTGAAGCGTTCTATATCGTGAAATCACTTCTGAGAAACGTTTTCCCGGTTGAACGAATCACTTATAAAGACACACGTTCTTATTTCGGGGTTTCCATAGACAACAATGTTCGGAAGACCGTCTGCCGTTTTTATTTTGACCCTCCCACAAGAAAGCGGCTTGCAATCATTGATGATAACAAAGCGGAACAGATGATAAAAATTCAATCAATAAACGACATTTATAACCACGCCGACGCTCTGATTGAGGCGGCAAACAAATATTTATCATGAAGTTAATTATTTTATCAATTATATCTATGGGGTTGTTCCTTTCTTGTGGGAACGGCAAGAAACTTCCCAATATTGGAGATAAGGTCTATGTGGTTCAAGAATGTCTTTCCGCTGTCAGTGAAGATGATTTTGCAGAATTAAACAAGGTATGCAATAGAAAAGACGAAAGCAGATTGGAAGAAATGATATTATCAGAAAAGGTTTTTATAATAAAGCCAACAAATGATTGTAAATTGATTGAGGCTAAATTTGGCAAATATAAAATTCGAGTAAAAGTTGATTGGGATAAAGAAATAGATTTGTGGGTTGCTTCTGAATTTATCAAATAAAGACACACACGGAAATAATATCAAGAAGTCAGCCAACGCCGAATGGCGTTCTATGCGCCCCGATGATTCCGGCAATGATAATTTACACCGATAAAAGATTTGGGCGGCACATACAGAAAATTCGATGAAAATAACTTTCAGATAACAAAGCAGGGTGTTCACGGTTATGGACACCCTGCTTTCGTGAAGTCATCTTCCTCCTTGCAGAGATAATGGGAGACTTTATAACACACTTCATCGGGGAATGAACCAACCTTGATTAATGATTTTGCGGAGAGCAACAAAATCCGTATCTTTGAGACCTGAGAACAACACAAAAGAGGTGTGCTTTTACAAATTTGTTGCTGCTTTGTTGCTCTCACTCACGCACCAAACAGAAAACATACTATAAATCAACATATTACATCAAATTAAGAACATTTCGCATCGGAAAGTGATGGCTTAGAAACTGCCATAACTAACTATAACCATTTAGAATAAAGTCGCTGTATTTCAGCGACTTTTATATTCTAACACTTTCCAGTCCGTATTTGGAGATAACGGTTTTTATCTATATTTTTCTATCATATTTCTACCGCGACAGAAATTCACGGTTAGCCCGAATGTCACAGTGACGCATTAGTTGACGTGTGTTGACAGTGGTTTACATGTATTGACAAAAATCGGGAGAAATAAGGCGAAATTATCCCCAATGTAAAGGAGGAAAATATGGAAGTAAGAAAGATTTGTCAATGGTGCGGAAAGCCATTCATAGCTCAAAAAACAACGACCTGTTATTGTAGCCACCAGTGTTCCAATCTTGGCTACAAGGAGCGCATCCGGGAACGTAAGCGACAGTTGAAACGATCGCAAGAATTATTGCAACCTCGACAAGCCGCCGAGGGACAGGATTTCTTCTCTTTTGCCCAAGCAGCAAAACTGATGGGCGTAACTCGGCAATACATATATAAATTGGTAAAGGAATCGAAACTTCGGGCTTCACGCATCAGCGGCAAGAAGTCGCTCATCCGCCGTGCGGACATCGAACTGATGATGAAAACCAAACCTTATGAACGTATAATGCCCAAAGAAGATTTCGACATCACCGAGTATTATACCGCTGAAGAAATTGCAGAGAAATATAAGGTCAACGCCAAATGGGTGTGGACTTATACACGG